AAACCTGAAACAAAATTATGGCATGAGCTTAAGAGAATTACACCACAAATTACATGGACAAGGCTGGAAAATACTAGCTTACTCGGTACTCCTGATCTATTGGGGTACAATAGTAATCAACACTTTTTTACTGTTGAGTTAAAGGTAACATACGGTAACAAAATTAGATTTTCTCCGCATCAAATTTCATTTCATATCCAACATCCCAAGAATACATTTATACTTGCCAAGAAGCCCAGTCAGGGCTCCTTCAAATTGTTTCCAGGTACTTGTATCTTGTCACTTGTTAAGGAAGGATTTAAAAATCAAGACGCTTGTTGCTTGTCGCTTGCAGCTTGCGGCTTGTGGCTTTCTTCGCTTGCTGCTTGAGGCTTGTTGCTTCAGTCGCTTGTCGCTTGTGGCTTGCAGCTTGCGGCTTGTAGCTTGAGGATTTTTTATTGGTTATCCAATTAACCGTTTTAAATTTCATACCCTACTAAAATAGTCGGGATTGTTAGTGTAATGGATATGCAACATTGCTTACTTCTTTATTCCAACAAGTCCGGCAGCTTCCGCACTCGTTGCCCTGGTCCTGGGCTGGGCATAGCCTCTTGGTTGCGCCATAGTTTGGGCTGTCATGAGTGACCACTGTACTCGTCCAGGGCCAGAACTTGACTGGCGCCTGGTCGATCATATGCGAGGACATACGAATGATTAAATTTTTTGGTACAACCTCAGGTTGCATCAATGTGAATAGTTTAGCTTCTCGCGTTGGCATCCAGTGACTAACAGCTGGCGTCCGGTTACATACTTCAAAAATTTTTTTAAGGTGCTCAGCTCCTTGCAGGTCTCCAGAGTCATGCCACCTGAAGAAGGGGACCTTGCGGCTGTAGTGACTGACAAGTACTGTCATCGCTTCCACCCATTCAGGATGGTCCAGGCTCTCCAGCCGGCGTGTTAATGCTTCCTTCACATTGGTGAATCGATAGCGGCCCTTCATGGCGTAACAGCCTGAACAGACTGAGCCTTCCACCGCTTGCAGCTTCACACCGGTGACGCATTCCCAGGCTGGCAGGTTGTAGGCATAGCCAGGCATTTTCGATGGCGAGCTGAGCCCGCCGGTTATTGCTTTAGCTTCTTTTAAATTCATAATCTTATAATATCCTATAATTCTAGATTGTCAACCGCTTGTTGCTTGTGGCTTGTCGCTTGCGGCCTGTCCCTGGTATCCGGAGGCTTGGCGCTTGCAGCTTTTTATTATCAATCAGGATCCGGGGGCCATGTCTGGTCCATCCGTTGGCCATGATCTTGAGCTCCAGGCCAATCGTCACCAGCTGCGCTGGTGACGCGTGACTAACTTCTATGGTAAATTTTTTCATGCTTAGTTGAACTTCTTCTTGTTGAGCGTCCCACCCTGAACCATCATCTGGTCAGGTTTAAAGTTTTTACTTAACAACTCACCAATTTGAGCGACCATTTGTTTTTCAGTGGGTCCTCGGTGGATCTCCCCTGTCCAATCTTTATGGTCGACAATCCTGACCATTTTAGTCAGGTATGGTATCGATGATCTTTTGTCATCGTCCCAGTAGTCCTTTGGTGCCTTCATCGAGCGTTGCCCTGAAACATGCCATTGATCTTTTTTAAATAGGTAAACATACTCAATAAAAATATCCCCTGACATCGCATTCAGGAAAGACCATTCATTGTTATAGGTCCTGGCTTTCTCTTCAGATCTTCCCCAATCTCGAGCGTAAAACGAACACTCTTTCAGGGTATCACCCAGCGAGCTAGCATTGCCAAATTTAAATAGTTCTTTCGCTTTTTTAAAAGAGCTATAATTTTTTAATAGGCAAAGACCAACACCGTCAGGGTATCCATCGCTATGAACGTATATTGCGTGGATTTTTCCTTTCTCATCCTCTATTGCTATATTGCTTCGTGTAGACATAATGTCCTCTCTTTCTATTTGTATCTTATATTATCCCAGTACTAATGTCAAGCAGCTTGTTGCTTGACGCTTGTAGCTTAGAATCATTCTAAGTTTGGTCAAGCTATTGTGGAGTATCCCACTCTCCTAATTTTGGTTTGCTATATCTACATAGTTTGTAGCTTGACCCCGGATCCCCTAAATAAAGTACTTTAAAGGCCTTCGCATAAATGCGTAGTTAGAAGATCCGGGCTCAAGTTTTATTCTTCGTCTGTTTTACAATCGATGCAAAGTCTATCACTAGACCACTCATCCGGTTTAGGTATACACCCACATCTATTACAATAAATAGTTTTCATAATACTATCTTACAATATCCCATAACTAAAGTCAAGAACTTTATTTTCCGGATTCGCGTATAAAGTGATTGACATATCTCATAAAATCCTATACACTTGGCAGGTGGTTGGGGTTGGCGCAGGGTATATTAAAAGGCAATTCAACTACAAGTTGTATCGCCAGATTTTAGCCCTTGACAGTATTTATGGGATAGTATAAGATGACTTTAGAAAGTGAGGAATATGCAAACAGATACAATAACTATAATTACACAAGTCGTAAAACAACTTGGCAATTCTTTTGATGTTCTTTCAAAAGCTATAATGAAAAATAAAACTGACATTATAGATTTACAAAAAAGAATAAGAGAGTTAGAGGATAAAGATGAGTAGATTAAGACTAAATCAAGAGTACAGAAACAAGATCGCAAATCGTATGCGAGTACATCTTGAACAAGAACAAACACAAGAGAAAGAAAAATTTTTCCAAGAGAGGGAAAGTTTTTTAGACAAGCAAAATGCTACTTGGGAACTTGCGAAACAATGTGTGACCAGACAATATCCTAAAAAAGATGTGGACATGGCACATTACTTGCAAAACAAATATCCTAACGTGAATACTATTGCGAAAGATAGTTGCTTTCACTTTGGTTATATGAAGAAGAAAGAGGGTATTGTTGATGATACTTTTTACCCCGTTGATGATGACCGCCATAATGAACAAGATGATAAGTACGAAACAAAACATTTTGACTTTCGTTTAAATGGCGACATTGATGGTGTTGATCGCCAAGACGATATGGATAGTTATAATCCACAATCCAAAGACTTTGCTTATGCTTATTTTAGAGATGAGTTAAAAGCAAAAGATAGTTGCAATCCAGATATAAATATAGAGATGGATAACAAGCCAAGCAATCCACACCAAACTAAATTTTGTGACGCAAACGACAAGGCGTTAGGATTTAGTTCTGGTAAAGATAATTTAATATCTCATGCAAGAGATTGGGATAAAGAATATGAGTTGGATTTAATTGGTCGTGAGTATTGTAGAGATCGTCAAATCCCTGTTTCCAAACAAGAGTTTCAAACTTTTGTAATCTGGCAACAAGCTAAAGGTCAAATGATTATGGCACATTACAAATGGATTAAAAGTGTCTTAACTCAAATGAAATTTGTGAAAGATGTTATCAAGGGTTATAAATATCTTGATGAAGCATTGGAGTTCGCAAAAGAAAGTGATTTGAATATAGACGAAGCGGAAATTATTAGATGTAATTCTAGCGGCTTGATGATTTACAATCCTAAAAATGCGGCGGCTATGCTTAAATCAATGAAGAATAAAAACCAAACAAGAGAGGATAAAATATTGGCAAGACTAAAATATAATAAAGAACAAGCACAAGAATAAGACTTGACATCTGGGATTATATCCTGTATAATCCCAGAATAGAAAGCGAGGAAATATGAAAGATATAAAAGAAAATAGCAAGATCAAAGTGACATGGTTCATGAACAAGTATCAAGCGACAGATACTAGACATGGAATTTACGATCACAAATCTAAACAATGGACTACGCCAACGGGTGTACCATGTGTTACGTTTTGGGATACGTTAAGAAAGAGATACACAACCGCAACTAACTACGTTCTAGATATCTTAGGGGAAAATGCCTAAAGATTTATTACTTATAATTTTAGGCGCCATAGTTTCTGGCGCCTATTTTTCTTGGCAAGAATATAGAAGAAAGAAAGCAGAAAAAAAACAAGAGAGGTTGAACTCAATCAAATGAAATATTGCCAAAGTACAAGATGTCACAAATATAAAACTAAAGACAGAATAAGAGGAACTAAAGGTAGCAAGTATTATGCAACAAGAAGAAGATCAAATATGTATTATGGCAATGGAAATTTTTGTTGTCAAACTTGTTTGTATGATTGGATTAATGAACATATTGAGAGCGCATTAAATCATTTTGGCAGAATAACTGAACCGAAGAAAGTATTGTGCGATCAAGCTTGGTATAAAGATTATAAATATAACTATAATGGTGAGGGGCAATCTCGTTATAGTCATTTTATTATTAATGATTTACTTGGCGAAAAAAGACCAATAACCGAGCAACAATATAATGACGAGAATTATAATATAAATAGTTCTTGACAAGAGGGATTATATCTTATATAATCCTAGACAGAAAGCGAGGAATAATGACAACAACATTAATACTAATACAATTACTCATGGGATTTGTTTGCGCATTTTTAGGCGTAATCCTAATGTTTCACTCTGATGTATGGCTAGGATTCGCAATAACATTAGTGGGATTCTATGGAGTATTAAGAGCATTACACCACAGGGATACATATGCGGAATAAATGGGGCGAAGAATTAAAACCTAAAACAATTGAATGGAATGGGCAACAAGTAACTGTGCCATTTAATTGCGCAATCTATACTGATAAAGAAGTTAAGATAGAGAATAGATTCGGTGGAGAAGAATGCACAGTGCCGGGGTATGCGGCGGCTGTGTATGATACCATCATAGGCGCAGAAAGATTTGGAGAGCATAACACAATGCGACTTGGTTTGGATTGGTTTGCGAAACACTTTCCAAAACAATACATGGTCTTACTAGATTGAGGAACAACCATAGGTTGTGGCGCTAACGCGCCCCAACCACTCGCAACTTGGTACCTCATAGAGGTACCAAGTTCATTCCTAAAAAAGTCGATCAACCACAGGTTGAATCGCTTTGTTTTAAAAGGGGTCCCACTACTTTCTGCTTTATTTCTTGATTTAGACGGTTATCCAGGTTAAAAAACGTTTTGGTCCCATAAGAGCCACTTATGCTTGATATAAAAAATATTGTAAAAAAATTAGAGGTAGAGAACCTCCCCCCAGAGACTAGACGCGAGTTGAAACGATACTTAGTTCAATTGGATAAAACCCAAAAACATAAAGCTATTCGAGAAGACTTTCTAACTTTTGTGAAACACATGTGGCCCGATTTCATCGAAGGGTACCATCATAAAATTGTTGCCGAAAAATTTAATAAATTACAAGCTAGAAGAATTAAGAGACTTATTATTAATATGCCTCCTAGGCATACGAAGTCTGAATTTGCGTCTTTCTTGCTTCCAGCATGGATGATAGGTAAAAATCCAAAATTAAAAATTATTCAAGCTACTCACACCGCTGAACTGGCTGTGAGGTTTGGGCGTAAGGCCAAACACTTAATGGACAGTGAAGAATACAAAGATGTTTTCCCTACAAGACTCATGGAAGATTCCAAAGCCGCTGGTCGCTGGGAAACAGAACAAGGCGGCGAGTACTTTGCAGTCGGTGTTGAAGGCGCCGTCACGGGAAGAGGTGCGGATCTACTCATCATTGATGATCCCCACTCGGAGCAAGATGCCATGTCCAAGAAAGCTTTAGAACGAGCTTACGAATGGTACACCACAGGACCACGACAAAGACTTCAACCGGATGGAGTTATTGTATTGGTTATGACTCGTTGGAATAAAGGAGATTTAACGGGACGCCTGCAAAATGCTCAGAAAGAAGCCAAAGCGGACCAATGGGAAGTTGTGGAATTTCCGGCGATTATGCCGTCCGGTGAACCGGTGTGGCCAGAATACTGGGACAAGGAACAACTCTTAGGAGTTAAAGCATCGGTTTCATTACCGAAATGGAATGCGCAGTTTATGCAGAACCCCACTTCAGAAGAAGGAGCTTTAATTAAAAGGGAATGGTGGAAGAAGTGGCCAGAAGATCGAGGTGTGCCTAAATGTGATTATGTAATTCAGTCTTACGATACGGCTTATTTAAAAAAAGAAACTGCTGATTTTTCAGCCATTACGACCTGGGGTGTCTTTCGCGAGAATGAAGACTCGAAACCGAGTATGCTTTTACTCGACGCCGTTAAGGAACGATTCGAGTTTCCAGATCTGAGACGCGAGGCACTGAAGCTTTATAAATACTGGGAACCAGAAATTGTTTTAGTTGAAGCGAAAGCGGCCGGTCTACCTTTAATTTATGAACTTAGAAATATGGGAATACCTGTTATTTCGTTTACACCCAGTCGTGGAAATGATAAGCATAGTCGGGTGAATTCGGTATCACCGTTTTTTGAAGCCGGACAGGTCTGGGCTCCTACCCATCTGGAATTTGCACAAGAAGTGATGGAGGAATGCGCAGCCTTTCCCTATGGCGAACATGATGACTTGGTGGATAGTACCACTCAGGCTGTTATGAGATTTAGACAAGGAGGATTACTAGGTCACCCGGAAGATTACAAAGATAAACCTCGACCCATGGATTTTAAGGAGTATTACTAAATTATGAGTGAACTAAGAAAACAACTAACGATGAAAGCTGTTTCCGAGATTTTTAAGTTGGCTTCGAGAATTAATATTAAACCTAAAGACATTATTGGAGTCGGCGGTGATATTGTAAAAATGGGGAAGAGTTTATTTAATACCAAAGTAAATCCAAAACTAACAGAATTTATTAATAAGAAAGGAGAAATCCCACCAAAGATCGTTGAGCAAATAAAAGTTCATATGAGATCCTTGAAAAATGTCTCTGAAAACCAGTTAGAATTATTTAAATTAAATTTGAAAGACATTGTGAATGCGAAGTTTCCGCCGACAGCGGATGTGATCAAACTTGAGGTTAGTTCCCAGTCGCCAGTCTCTAGCGTCAAGAAACAAGCGACTATTAACTGGTATAATAAAGCGGCCAATAAAAAAAGATACTCTAAAGACTTTTACGAAGGGCAAGCATCTGCCTTGGGAACGAGAGACTATTACCTCAACGAATTAAAAGTTTCTTACCCTAAACACTATCAGCGTTTAAGCGGTAAAGAATCCACTGCAGAATTAAAAGAAATCATCTATCGTCTAGATACCGAAGGCATTCCTTTTGCAAAAGGCGGTATCGCTAATCACTTCAGGAAGAAATAATGCCTTATATCCCTTGGTGGCAAAGACTGTCTCCACCTACATTCGCAGAACGTTTTAACTTAGGGGGACTAGCGGGAAGAGTTGGGCTTCAAGATGGAACAGAGATTTTACCTCCTACACAAAGAGATTTTTCAGGAAAAAAGTTTTATCAAGTAAAAGATTCTACTTATAGCGAAGGAAGAAAGAGAATTAAAACTACGGAATATGAAGCGTGGTTGAAAACACAAATTAGAGCCGGAGAGACAGAGGTAGTTAATCTTTATAAAAAATTACAAAAGATTTTGGATCGAAAGCCAACTGTAACAGAAATGCAAAGTTATAGTAAGGGCGGCAAAATGTCGTTAGATAAAATTTATAAATATACGAAAAAAAATAATCTTGAATTAAGTCAACCTAGAAAAAGGCATGGAAGTACAGCTGAACAAAAACGTGCAACTTTAGCTAAAAGAGCTAATATTTTAAAAGATACGTCAAGTACTTATACGGAACGATTAATTAGTGGGAATAAAAAAGTTAATTTACACCATATGAATTCTAAAAGATTCAATGTTAATTTAAATAATTTAGCCTATGTACCTGCGGATGTTAATTCAAAAATAATGAAATTAGCGGAAAATGACATAGAAAAGTTATATGCTGATAGAGATAACATTTTAAAAGAACGTAAATTAGGCTGGGAAAACAAACTAAAAGAAATTAATGCTAAAGGAGAAAAAATCCTTAAGAAACTTCCCCAATCTGCAAGAGGCCTTTTCAATTTTCAAATTGTAGAAGCTGCTCCTAGTTCCCCTACTGGTTTAAAAATTAGTAATAAAGGAATTGACTGGACTCTTTCTATAGGAGCCGGTGAAGGAGAAATGGGAAAGATAGATTTTAAGCAATTAACTAAAGAGCAAAGAAATAAAATTGTATCGATAGCAAAAAACAAATTTAAATTCGCTGCGCCTAGTGGTGCAGCAACCGCTTTAGGAACTGTAAGTGGTCTAGGAGTAGCACTGGGTACGGTAGCTGCAGGGGCAGAATATCAAGAGGGTAAACCTTGGTATGATGTTTTTGTGAACTTACCCATTGAGTTTGCTTCTTTTGGAATGATTCCAGCAACAGAGATATCGCAGAGACTAAGAATTAGAAACGATTTAAAAGAGAAGGGATTCTCCGATAAAGAGATTGATAAAAAAATGGCTTTATATAATCGGGCTAAAGCTCAAGAAGCTATTGAAAAAGATGTCGGAGACGTCGGATTGGAAAGTTATGCTCTCTCAGGATTAAAAAAGGGAGAGACTAAAGATAAAGCTTATTCAATTAAAGCGGATGAAAACCTAGAATTACTGAAGCGTAAAATTGAACGAGGATATGATCCTGAGACAGGAACATGGAAATCTGAACGATTTGTAGATGAAGTCGAATTTGCGCGAGGAGGTATCACTGGTGTTGATCAATATATGTTAAACCGATACAAATGAAAAACCCCACATTAACCAAAAACATGAAACACGTAAAATGGAAAGCGATCCCTCCTTT